GACGAGGATCGTGAAAAGGCATCGGTAAGGTTTGTACCTCGTGAAATGTTTTACCACGGGTAATTAAATGCCTAGTAAATATTCAAGCGGTAAGTTTTCAATTGCACAATGTGATCGTTGTGGATTTAGATTTAAGTTAAAGCAACTTAAAAGATTGGTTATTAAAACCAAAAATGTTAATATATTGGTATGCCCTGAATGTTGGGAGCCGGATCAACCACAATTAAGCTTAGGCTTATATCCGGTCAATGATCCACAAGCAGTTAGAAATCCTCGTCCTGATTTAGGTTATTATCAAGCAGGTTTGGATGGTTTACAGTTGACAGAAACAACAGGTGATTCACCTAATGCAACTGGAATACCAACGGGAGGTAGTAGAGTTATTGAATGGGGATGGAACCCTGTAGGTGGAGCTAGAGGCTTTGATGCAGCATTAACTCCTAACCATTTAGTAGCAGTAGGACAAGTAGGATCAGTAACAGTCACAACAAATTAAGGAGAACAGTATGGGTTTTAAATCAGGTGCTCAAGGCATTAATAAAAAAGGTAAAGTTAAAGGCAATAATTTAGGCGACGATGGCGCTAAAGTTAGTGTTGAAACGGGCGGTAAAAAAACATTAGGTAAAACTAATGCTGATATGAAAGCTATGGGTCGTAATTTAGCTAAAATTAAAAATCAAAAAGGTGGTAAATAAAATGGCAGAAGTTAAAGCTACAGATATTAATAGTCCAAAAATTGTTACAGGTAAAAACTCTGACAATGGAGATGCTCAAGATTACAGCATGAAATTTTTCTCTGCTGATGAGCCAAATCCTATTGGTAAATATACACAACCTAAGGAGTATACTAATGTTGACTTATCTAACAACGGCTATCCACAAACTGAATTTAAAACTGATGGTATTGTAAATCGTGGTGTTGGTGCAGCTCAAAAAGGCACAAAAGCACGTGGCCCAATGGCTTAAATAAATGAACTATAGCCAATTAGTAGCGGAAATACAGGACTATACTGAAAATCAGTTTACAACAACTGACATCAACACCTTTATTACGCAAGCTGAGCAACGTATTTACAATACTGTGCAATTGCCTGCGTTACGCAAAAATGTACTTGGAACAACTACATCTGGTAATAAGTATTTAGCTATGCCTACTAATTGGTTAGCTACGTTTAGCTTAGCGGTAATTAATAACAATAACGAATATTTATATTTATTAAATAAAGACGTTAATTTTATAAGAGAATCTTATCCTGATACGGATAGTTCTTTTTACGGTGAACCTAAATATTATGCAGTATTTGATAATACTGCGTTTATTATGGGGCCTACACCAGATGCTAATTACAATGTAGAATTACATTATTTTTATTATCCTGAATCAATTACTACAGTATCATCAGGTCAAACTTGGTTAGGTGATAACTTTAGTTCAACGTTACTTTATGGTTCTTTACTAGAAGCTTATACATATATGAAAGGTGAAGCAGATGTTATTGCTGAATACCAAAAACGTTATGATGAAGCTATGATGTTATTGAAACAACTTTCAGATGGTAAGGATAGACAAGACGCATATAGAAGTGGTCAAGTTAGGTATCCTGTTAAATAATGGCTATAGTACAAACACAAACTACAGTATTTAAATTAAACTTGCTTAAAGGACTAGAAAACTTTAATACAGGTACTCCATATACTTACAAAATTGCTCTTTATAAAGCAACCGCTACTTTGAATGAAACGACTACTGCATATACTACAGAGGGTGAAATAACCGGTACAGGGTATACAGCAGGGGGTAAGACCTTAACAATAACTGGGCTAGGAAGTGACGTAACTAATAATACAGCATATGTATCATTTGTAGATGTTACTTGGAACCCTGCAAATTTTACCACTGCCGGTGCTTTGATATATAATAGCACTACAAATGCGGCAGTATTTTTACTTAATTTTGGTGATCCTAAGACCACTACGACTAAGTTTACAATAACATTCCCTACAGCAGCTTCCACCACCGCTGTATTAAGAATTAATTAAGGAGTAATTATGAGTAATATTGACAAAGCAACTTTTGGCGATACGGTAGAAGCTACTGTGACCCGAAATGCAGGTATGGCTGATCTACTAGGGTTTACTGGTATATATGAAGCTACTTGCTATGATAAAGATGGTAAAGTTAAGTGGTCTGATACCATTGAAAACTTAACAACAAACGTAGGTCGTCAAAACCTATTAAACTTTTACTTTATTAGCCCATCAGCAACCAATGCTATCGTTATGGGTTTAAAAGGTACAGGTTCAGCTGCTTATACAGATACACAATCTTCACACAGTGGCTGGTCAGAAGTAGGTTTAGCTAATGCACCTACATACTCTGGTAATCGTAAAACACCAAGCTTTACAGCACCAACCTCAGCTAATCCATCTGTGCTTACTACCTCAGCCGCAGTCGTATTTACGATGACAGGTTCTGGTACGGTTGCAGGTGCATTTATTAATGCAGGTGGCTCAGCAACGATTGACAATACAACAGGTACTTTATTTAGTGCAGGTGACTTTACAGCTGGCTCAAAAACAGTGACATCTGGGGACACGATCAACGTTACTTACACGCTCAGTGCTTCGGGTTAATTAGTCGTAGATACTCTTAATGGGTATCAATTAAATATTTAAGGAATACATATGGCATTAGTCTTAAATGACCGTGTACGGGAAACCACGGCAGTCGTTGGTACAGGCTCAGCTACTTTACTAGGTGCTGTGGTTGGTTTTCAATCATTTTCAGTCATTGGAAATGGTAATACTACTTACTATACAATTGCAGACCAAGGCGGTCCTAACTGGGAAGTAGGTATTGGTACATGGAGTACAGGTAATACTTTATCTCGTGATACCGTACTCGCTTCATCTAATAGTGGTTCATTAGTCAGTTTTACCACTGGCACTAAAGACGTATTCCTTACATATCCTTCTGAAAAATCTGTTTATCTTGATTCTAATTACAGTACTATTGTAGGTACTGGCAAGGGTCAAGTCTCTACCAATACAGCAGTGGGAACATCAACTTTAGCTGCTAATACTACTGGTGCTAATAATACAGCTGTAGGTTACCAATCATTAAGACTTAATACCACAGGCACACCCAACGATGCTTTTGGGGTTAGTGCTTTATATAATAATACGACTGGTAATCAAAACGTAGCGATTGGTTATGCTTCACTTAATGGTAATACTACAGGATCTTATAATACAGCAATAGGTTATCAAACATTATTAGGCAATACATTTGGTAATTATAATACTGCAGTTGGTAATACTAGCTTACAATCTAATACTACAGGCGTTGGAAATACTGCGCTAGGTTTCCAAAACTTATATGCAAATTCAACAGGATCTTCTAATGTAGCTGTAGGATTCCAAACATTACAAAATAATACAACAAATAATAATACAGCTGTAGGTTACCAATCATTAAGACTTAATACCACAGGCACTCCTAATGATGCTTTTGGCTATCTAGCTCTTTATAACAATACGACTGGCGCTGGTAATGTGGGTATTGGTGCTAATGCTCTTTATGGTAATACAACAGGGCAAAACAATATATCTGTAGGTTCAAATTCACAACAACTAAACACATTTGGTTCTAATAATATTGCTATGGGTGTACAAGCCTTATACTACAATGTGACTGGACAACAAAACGTAGCAATTGGTACTCAAGCACTTAATCAAACAACTGTTTCTTATAATAATGCTGTTGGGTATCGTGCTTTATATGCTAATACTACAGGTTTAAATGATGCATTTGGTTTTAATGCTTTAGCTGCAAATACCACAGGTACTGGCAACGTTGCGGTAGGTTTTCAAGCCCTTATTAGTAATACTATAGGAACTTCAAACACAGCGGTTGGTAACGGTGCTTTAGCTGCTAATACGACTGGCGTAAATAATACTGCCATAGGAGCAAATTCACTAGCATCTAATGTATCAGGCTATGCAAATGCAGCCGTAGGTTTTTACGCTTTAAATAAAAATGTATTAGGTGCAGGTAACTCAGCTCTTGGGTTAAGTGCTTTATTTAATAATACAACAAATAATAACTCAGCATTTGGTACTCAAGCCCTCTATTCAAACACCTCTGGCACACCAAACGATGCATTCGGATACCAAGCCCTTTATAGTAATACGACTGGTGGTGGTAATGTAGGTATAGGCTATCAATCTCTTTATAGTAATACAATAGGCACTAATAACGTAGCTGTTGGTCCTGCTTTATATACAAATACTACTGGAGTTGATAATACTGCAGTGGGTGTTGCTGCTTTATATTACAACACTGCTTCAGCAAATACAGCTTTTGGTAGAGCTGCTTTAAGACTTAATACAACAGGACAAGGTGACGCTTTTGGTTACAATGCTTTAGCTGCAAATACCACAGGCATAACTAATACTGCTGTTGGTCAGAACGCTTTAGCAGCTAATACATTTGGTGCAGGTAACATAGCTGTAGGTACAAACGCTTTAAGATTAAATGTAACTAGCAGCTATAATATAGCTATTGGATCTAC